ATGCGGCGCACGAAGCCGAATCGCGCCGAGCGGGCGGGGCGTCCCGGCCGGGCGCAGATGGATGTCTTTCTCGACGAACTCGCTGCGAGCTCGAACGTCGCGGCCTCGGCACGCGCGGCGGGCGTTTCGGCCAACGCGATGTACCGCGAGCGGCGGCGCAACGCTGCCTTCGCCAAGCGCTGGCTCGCGGCATTGTGCGAGGGCTATGCGCGGCTGGAGGCCGAGCTTCTGTCCGAAGCGCTGGTCACGCCGAACGGCAATGTGAAGGAGGCGACGCTGAAGTCGCGCGCGCAGAAATATCGGCTCGGCCTGTCGTTGCTTGCCGCGCATCGCGCCGCGGTGCGCGGCAATATGCCGACGCCGGCGGCGGCAGCGACGGGCGGGGCCGGGAACGCCAAGGCGCGGCTCGCGGCGAAGCTGCGCGCGATGCAGGCGCGGGTGCAGGAGGAGCGCGCGTCGGGCGCCGATGATGATGGGGACGACGGATTTTGAAGCGCGCGATCGATTGGGCGGAGGGACCGCCCCGGGATCTCGACGCATGGTTGCGGCGGCTGAGCGACGAACAGGCCGAGAAATGGCGGACCGACTGGGATTTCTGGCGGCGCGGCGACCAGCGGCCGCCCGCTGGCGACTGGCGCGTGTGGCTGCTCCTCGCGGGGCGCGGCTTCGGCAAGACGCGCACGGGGGCCGAATGGGTGCGCGAACTCGCCGAGACGACGCCGGGGGCGCGGATCGCGCTGGTCGCCGCGTCGCTGCACGAGGCGCGGCAGGTGATGGTCGAGGGCGAAAGCGGGCTGCTGGCGATCGCGCCGAGCTGGGCGCGCCCGGCCTATGAAAGCAGCCTGAGGCGGCTGACCTGGGCGAACGGCGCGGTGGCGACGCTGTTTTCGGCGGCCGAGCCCGAGAGCCTGCGCGGCCCCGAACATGGCGCGGCATGGTGCGACGAAATCGCCAAATGGCCGCACGGCGAGGCGGCGTGGGACAATCTGATGCTGACGATGCGGATCGGCCACGCGCCGCGCGTCGTCGCGACGACGACACCGCGCGCGGTGCCGCTGGTGCGGCGGCTGATGAAGGAAGCGGGCGTCGTTCCGACCGGCGGGGCGACGGGCGCGAACCGGTTCAACCTGTCGGGGCCGTGGCTCGCGGCGATGCAGCGGATTTACGGCGGGACGCGGCTGGGGCGGCAGGAACTCGACGGCGCGATGCTCGAGGATGTCGAGGGCGCGCTGTGGACGCGCGCGCTGATCGAGCGGTGCCGGGCCGGTGCCGATGCGGTCGGCAAGCCGGTGCGCGTCGTGATCGGCGTCGATCCGCCGGCGACGAGCGGCGGCGATGCGTGCGGGATCGTCGTCGCGGCGCTGCTGCGCGATCGCCGGATCGCGGTGGTCGAGGATGCGAGCGTCGCGAAGGCACCGCCGCTCGTCTGGGCGCAGGCGGTCGCCGCCGCCGCGGCGCGCTGGGGCGCCGACCGGGTGGTCGCCGAAAGCAATATGGGCGGCGAAATGGTCGCGGGCACGCTGGCGCAGGCCGATGTGACGCTGCCGGTGCGCGCGGTCCATGCGAGCGTCGGCAAGGCGCGCCGCGCGGAGCCGGTGGCGCTGGCCTATGAGCGCGGGCAGGTGGTGCATGCGGGGGTGTTCGCGGCGCTGGAAGACCAGCTTTGCGGGTTCCAGACGGGCGGCGGCTATGCGGGTCCGGGAAGGTCGCCCGACCGCGGCGACGCGTGCGTATGGGCGCTGGCGGAGTTGCTGGAGGGGGTGCGGAAGGGACGGGAGCCGGGGGTGCGGGTGGTGTAGGAATTATCCCGACGGGATATTTTTTCACTTGACGTTAATAGGACATCTCCTATTTCACGCTCATCAACTTCTTCCCCGTCGGACACGCCGATAGGCCTCCGGCGGGGTTATTCATTTTGGGCCTTTGCAAATTGCAATGTTCCTGACATGTTCCGTTGATGACCGATCAATTACCGTTGATTCGCGCCGTCGCCTTCTTTGACGGCCAAAATCTTTTCCATTCGGCGAAGCAGGCGTTCGGTTACACATGGCCGAACTTCAATCCGAAACTGCTGGCCGCACGTGTATGCGCGGACCACGGTTGGCAGTTGCAACAGACGAGATTCTATACTGGCGTCCCCGACGCCGCCGACAAACCCTTCTGGAACCATTTTTGGAACGCCAAAGCAGCGCAGATGGGTCGGGAAGGCGTATATGTATTTACGCGGCCGCTGAGATATCGAAACAAGATTGTAAGACTGCCAGACGGAACCGAGCATTCATTTCTCGATGGCGATGAGAAGGGAATCGACGTTCGAATTTCGCTCGACGTGATACGGCTCGCGCTGAAAAGAGAGTTCGACGTAGCCATATTATTCTGTCGAGATCAGGATCTGACCGAGGTAGCCGATGAAATCCGCCTGATCGCCAAAGAGCAGGATCGCTGGATCAAGGTCGCATCGGCCTTTCCGCATAGTCCTGCATTTCGAGTCAGGGGGATCGATAAGACCGATTGGATAAAGCTGGACCGCCAGCTTTATGATCAATGTCTCGATAAGCGGGATTATCGTCCGAAATCTGCTCCGTAATTTCAGGAGAACATCATGGACTGGTTTGGCCGCAAGGCTGCGCAGGGGGCTGCGCGGCCTGCTTTGTCGCGTGTGTATGGGACATATGGGATCATGGGGAGCGTGCCCGCGCCGCTGTCGTGGGAGGCGCAGGTGCGCGCCGGTTATTTGGGCAATGCGATCGTGCAGCGTGCCGTGCGGCTCATAGCCGAGGCGGCGGGGTCGGCGCCGCTCGCGGCGAGCGATCCGGCTTTGCTGCGGCTCGTTCAGGCGACGTCGGGCGGGCAGGGGCTGGTCGAGACGCTGGCGTCGCAGCTGCTGCTCCACGGCAATGGCTATGTGCAGATTTTGGCCGACGGCGCGGGGGCGCCGGCCGAGCTGTTTGCGCTGCGGCCCGGGCGGGTGACCGTGGAGGCCGACGCGCGCGGGTGGCCGGTCGCCTATCGCTATAAAGCTGGCGGTAGCGTGGCGGTGCTGCCGGCCGAGGATGGCGCGGGGCGCGTGGCGGTGGTTCATGTGAAGGCGCTGCATCCCCTGGACGATCATTATGGCGCGGGGTGCCTGGGCGCGGCGGCGGGCGCGATCGCGGCGCATAATGCGGCGGCGGCGTGGAATGCGGCGCTGCTGGAGAATGCGGCGCGGCCGTCGGGGGCGCTCGTCCACGATCCGGGCGACAAGGGGATGCCGCTGTCGGCCGAGCAGGTCGACCGGCTGCGCGAGGAGCTGGCCGAGAGTTTTGCGGGCGGCGCGAATGCGGGACGGCCGTTGCTGCTCGAAGGCGGGCTCAAGTGGCAGGCGCTGTCGCTGTCGCCCGCCGAGATGGACTTTCTGGAGCTGAAGCATAGCGCGGCGCGCGAAATCGCCATGGCGTTCGGGGTGCCGCCGATGCTGCTCGGGCTGCCGGGGGATGCGACCTATGCCAATTATCGCGAGGCCAATCGCGCGCTGTGGCGGCTGACCGTGCTGCCCTTGTGCGCGAAGATTTTGGGGGCGATTTCGCAGGGGCTTTCGGGCTGGTTCGAGGATGCGGCGCTGCGCGTCGATCTCGACCGGGTGCCGGCGCTCGCCGAGGACCGGATGGCGCTGTGGCGCGAGGTGTCGGGGGCCGACTGGCTGACGGCCGAGGAGAAGAAGGCGCTGTTGGGGGTGGACTTTCAGCCACCCTCGTCAACCCGGACTTGATCCGGGTTCCACGACTTCGGCGCCGCTGTGGATCCCGGATCAAGTCCGGGATGACGAAAGGAAATCGACATGGACGAGGAAGAGGCGCTGGCGCGGTTGGTCGCGCTGGCGGGGACGAGTGCGGCCGGCGCGGCCGGCGCGGCCGGCACGGCCGATGCGGCGCTGTTGCGCGCGGTCGTCGAGGAGGCGAGCGAGCTGGGGGCGCGGCGGGCGCTCGCGCGGCTGGGGCTCGCCGACGAAGCGGCGCGCGACGACATCGGCGACTTGCGCCAGCTGCTCGGCGCGTGGCGCGATGCGAAGAAGAGCGTGTGGGCGGCGGTGGTCGACTGGGCGGTGCGGGGCGCGCTCGCGCTGGTCGTCGTCGGGCTGGCGGTTAAGCTGGGGCTGCCGGGGCTGCTCAAGTGAGAACGGCGGCTCGGCTTGAAAAGGGTTCACGCGGAGACGCGGAGACGCGGAGAGACGGCCCGATGCGCCCAGGTTCGCCTCCCAACCTGCAATCATTCAAGGCTGTGATGGCGGAAAGCGAAGGGGCGGCTTTGCCGCCCTTTTTCAATCTCCGCGCCTCCGCGTCTCCGCGTGAACCCCTTGCGGTTCGCTTTGCGGGCTATGTCTCGGTGTTCGACAGCGTCGACCGCGGCGGCGATGTCGTGCGCAGCGGGGCCTTTGCGGCGAGTTTGCGCGAGCGCCGCGTGGTGCCTTTGCTGTGGCAGCATCGGCCGGGAGCGGTCGTGGGGGTGATCGAGACGCTGGCCGAGGATGCGCGGGGCTTGCGCGTCGTCGCGCGGGTCACGCATCCGACCGCGGCGGGGCTGGTCGCGCGCGGGGCGCTGACCGGACTGTCGTTCGGATATCGGGTGCGCGGCGCGCGGGGGGCGAACCCGCGTGAATTGCTGGCGCTCGACCTTGCCGAAGTGAGCCTGGTCGCGATGCCGATGCAGCCGGCGGCGCGGGTGATTGCGGTGGAGAGCCTGCCCGTGGGCAGGGAGAGGATTCGCGCAGAGGCGCAGAGAGCGCCGAGGATTTGAGCCTTTGTGCGGCGATGCGGAGACAGGTGGCGAGGGTGGATCTGGGCGGCTTTGCCGCCCTTTTCATTGCTCTGCGGTCTCTGCGCCTCTGCGCGGAATTTTTCCGGGTTCCGGGGTTGTTGGAAGGAGTGAAGCGAATGGACGATTTCGAAGTGAAGGCCGATGCGCTCGAGGGGGCGTTCGACGCGGTGCTGGCGGCGGAGGCGGTCGACGAGCTGAAGGCGTCGGTCGCGGCGCTGAAGGCGCAGGTCGAGCGCCAGGCGGTCGCGGCGTCGCGGCTGCCGCTCGACGGGGCGAAGGCGGCCGATCCGGCGGCGGGTGCCTTTGTCGAGCGCTATCTGCGGCGCGGGATCGACGCGGGGATCGAGATGAAGAGCCTGTCGGGGGCGAGCGGCGGCGAGGGCGGCTATGCGGTGCCGCGCGAGATCGACGGGGCGATCGCGGGCACGCTCAAGTCGCTGTCGCCGATCCGCAGCATCGCGACGGTCGTGCAGACGGGGACGAGCGGCTATCGCAAGCTGATCGCGACCGGCGCGACCGCGGCGGGCTGGGTCGGCGAGACCGCGGCGCGGCCCGAGACGGGCACGCGCAGCTTTGCCGAGATCGCGCCGCCGTCGGGCGAGCTTTATGCCAATCCGGCGGCGAGCCAGGCGATGCTCGACGATGCGATGTTCAACGTCGAGGACTGGCTGACGGGCGAGATCGCGCGCGAATTCGCGGTCGCCGAAGGGGCGGCCTTCGTGAACGGTGACGGGACGAACCGGCCCAAGGGCTTTCTCTCCTATGCCGCGAGCGACGAGGATGATGCGGCCCGCGCCTTCGGGACGCTGCAATATGTCGCGAGCGGCGCGTCGGGCGGTTTTGCGGCGGTGAGCCCGCAGGACGGGCTGATCGAGCTGGTCCACTCGCTGCGCGCGCCCTATCGGCAGGGCGCCTGCTGGGTGATGAACAGCGATACGCTGGCGCGCATCCGCAAGTTCAAGACCTCGGACGGCGCCTTTCTGTGGCAGCCGGGGCTGGTCGAGGGGCAGGCGGCGACGCTGCTCGGCTATCCGGTGGTCGAGGCCGAGGACATGCCGGCGGTCGCCGCCGACAGCCTGGCAATCGCCTTCGGCAATTTCCGCGCCGGTTACCTGATCGCCGACCGCGGCGAGACGCGCATCCTGCGCGATCCGTTCAGCAACAAGCCCTTCGTGCATTTCTATGCAACCAAAAGGGTGGGCGGCGCGATTGTCGATTCGAACGCGATCAAGCTGATGAAATTCGCCGCCAGCTAAGCAGCGCTGGCGCGCGAGGGCGCCCGGCCCGCGCTCCCTGCCCTTTCGGGGGAGGGCCGGGCGTCAACGAATCGGCTGCCAATTCCGCCCATTCCGGCCTGCAAATGGCGCCGTCCCGCGCTTTCCGCTGCTCACGTGCAGAAGCACGCTGCGCTGCGCTGCGGGTCGCGGGACGTCACCATTTTCGGCTCGGACTGACCGAAATTGGCAACCGATTCGGCCGTCGATGGACCCGAGCCAAATTCACGGCCGTCGATCGCTTTTTTCCGACATCTTTGTATTTTCCGAAAGGATGGGCTGGCCATGCCGACGCTTTTCTTTGCCGATCTGGTGCGCGAGCTGTGCGAGGCGGGCGGGACCGGGGCGCTGACGCCGGGCGGCGCAGTGCCGGGGCACCGGCGCTTTGCCGACGCAGTGCCGGTGGATACGCCCTTTCATTATGCGATCGCGGGGATCGCGAGCCCCGATCAGTGGGAAACGGGGCAGGGCCGGATCGACGCGGAAGGGCGGTTGCAGCGCGACAGCGTTGCGGCGTCGAGCGCCGGGGGCGCCATCGTCGATTTCGCGCCGGGGCTGAAGACGATCGCGCTGACCGTCGGCGCCGGCTGGTTCGCGGCGAGCGATGCGACCGCAGCGGCGACGGACGCCGCGCTCGCGGACAAGCAGCCGCTGTCGACGAGCCACGATGCGGTGGCGACGGGGGCGGCGGGCGACCTGGTGACGGTGCGGCGCGCGAGCGGCTGGGTCAATCTGCCGCTGGCCGCGATGGCCTACCTCAGCGACGCGGGGCGGCACGAGCTCGCCGGTCCGCTCGGCGCGCAGGCAGGGACCGCAGCGGCACCCGCGCTCAGTTTTTCGGGCGATCCCGATACCGGCCTGTTCCGGCCGTCGTCCGATGCGCTGGGGTTCGCGGCCGGCGGCGCCGAGAAGGCGAGGATCGACGCGAGCGGCCGGCTGTTGCTCGGCACGACGACGGCGCCGGCCGACCTGGTCGTCGGCGGGGTCAGCGGCGGCGCCAATCGCGCGATCCAGATCGGTTCTTCAGGGCTTATCCGGTTACGGCTGGAAACCTCGGGGGCTTCCGGCACGGGCACCATCGCCGTGACCAACGGCGCGGGCGCGGGAAACATCGTGTTCCGCGCCGGCGACGCTGGCGAACATCTGCGCATCACATCGACCGGCACGGTCCAGCCGGGCGCGAATGCAAGCCAGGACCTGGGCACGAGCGGGACGCGGTGGTTCACCACCTTTACCAATATCGTTTCGGCGGCCTCGTCGAACCTCGTTCTACGCACCGACGCCGGTGAGTGGCGCGTCTCGGCCGCGACGGGCACCTTTTATCCGGGCACCGACAATGCGTTCAACATCGGGGGCGCCGCCAACCGGCCGGCGCAGGTCTATGCCATCACCGGCACGATCAATACCTGCGATGTCCGTGAAAAGCTGTGGCATGGTGGGCCCGGAGAGGCCGAGCGGCGCGCCGGCCGGCGCATCGCTGCCGAACTGGGATTTTTCCAGTGGCTGACACAGATCGAAACGAAGGGCGCCGAAAAGGCCCGGTATCACTTCGGCGTGCGGGCGCAGGCGGTCTGGTCGATCATGGCCGACGAAGGGCTGATCGCGCCGGTCGCCCCCGGCGAGCCGCCCGACAGCCGCTATGCCTTTTTATGCTACGACCGATGGGACGAGGAACGCGACGCCGAAGGGGCGATCGTCCGTGCGGCGGGTGACCGCTTCGGCATCCGCCCCGACCAGCTGGCGCTGTTTCTGATCGCCGCGCAGGAAGCGCGGCTGACGGCGCTGGAGGCAGCGGCATGATCGGCGGAGCGGCGCTGTCGGCGCGGGCGATCGGCGATGCCTCGCGCCGCGAGCTGGCGAGCAGCTGGGGCGGCCCCGATCCGCGCCTCGCCCCGACCGTCGCGCGGCCGCCGCGCGAGCGCGTGCGGCGGCTGATGCTGCACAAACCCTGAAGAAAGGAACGGCGATGACCCTGCTGGTCAAGGATCCGGGGACGCGGATCGACTATGAATTCGACTGGAGCGCCGCCTATCCCGCGGGGCAGGCGGTGACCGCGAGCGACTGGAGCGCCGAGCCCGACGAGGCGGGCGGCGTGAGCGTGGCCGCATCGGCGCACGATCTGTTGCAAAGCACCGTGACCTTGACCGGCGGCATCGCCGGTCGCGTCTATCGCGTCACCAACCGGGTGACGCTGAGCGACGGGCAGATCGACGAGCGTTCGATGAGCGTGCGGGTGGAGGAGCGATGATGGGCGCAATCCTGACGCCGGGCGACGTTCCGGTGAGTTTGAACGAGGCGCGCGGCTGGCTGCGCATGGGGGCGTCGATCGACGATGCGGTCGTCGCACAGCTGATCCGCGCCGCGACCAATATCTGCGAGGCGTTTATCGGGTGCCGGCTGATCGCCGGTGCGGTCGAAGAGGTGCTTTCCGTCGGACCGGGTGCGGTGCAGCTCGGCGTGCGGCCGGTCGTTGGCGTCGACACGGCCGCGTTGCTGTCGGAGGAGGGGAGCGAAACGGCGCTCGGCGATGGCGATTATCGGCTGGCGATCGGGCGCGACGGCACGGGGCGGCTGACGCTGAGCGGCGCGGTTGGCGGCGGGCGGCTGCGCGTCGGCTATCGCGCCGGAATCGCGGCGGGGCCGAACGAGGTGCCCGAAGCGATCCGGCAGGGGATCGTCCGGCTGGTCCAGCATCTGCACGAGGCGCGCGACGGCGCCGGCGGAGGCCCGCCGGCGGCGGTCGCGGCGCTGTGGCAGCCGTGGCGGCGGATGAGCCTGGGCGGCGCGGCATGAGCGCCGAGCAGGCGCTGCGCGCGCGGGCGCTCGGCTTGCTGGCGGAGGATGGCGAGCTTGCCGCGCTGGTCCATGGCGTGTTCGACGGCGTCCCGCGGCGGGGGGCGATGCCCTATGTCGCCGTCGGCGGCGCCGAGGGAAGCGATTGGGGCACCAAGGACCGGGCGGGACGCGAGGTGCGCCTGACATTGACGCTGGCGGGGGTCGACCCCGCGGGACCGGGCGCGGCGGCGGCGCGGATCGAGGCGATCGTGCCGGCGCTGCGCGGCACATCCGACGGATGGCAGATCGTCGCCGCGCGCCTTGTGCGCAGCCGGTTCGCGCTGCGCCGCGAGGGCGGCTGGCGGCAGGACTATGTGCTGCGCTGCCGCTGCCTTGCGGCGTGAGTTAGAGCCTGATCAACTTTCATTGAAGCGTGTGTGCTCCCGCCTTCGCGGGGACACACGAACCCTTGTAAGCGTTTCGCTCAAAGTTGATCGCGCCTAACCCGCCGGCATGGTGTTGGTCTCGGTATAGTCCGTGAACTTCTCGAGGAAGTTCTCGTGATAATCCTCGACCTGCATGTCGGCGTCTTCGGCCGCGTCGGCGTCGGAATCGCCGCTCGCCTTGTCGAGCGCGATCACCGCCTTGCGAAAGGCGTCGCGTTCGGTCTGACAGACGGTCTTGATCGCGGTTTCATAGTCGGCCGGGGCCATTTTGGCCTCGAGCGACTTCTTCATGTCGGCGTGCAGGCATTTGGTGAAGGCGACGCGCGCCGTGGCGACATCGGCGGATGGCGATTGCGCCATGGCGACCAGAAGCAAGCTGGTGATGAGCATCCTCTTTCTCCCCGTTTTTCGGATGATTTGTGTTGAGGAGAATAAACGATGGCAGTCGAAAATGGGAGCGCTTTTCTGCTCAAGATCGGCGACGGGTCGGCGCCCCCCGCCTATCGGACCGTCGCCGGACTGCGCACGACGCAGCTGTCGGTGAACGGCGAAGCGGTGAACGTCACGACCAAGGAATCGGGTGGCTGGCGCGAGCTGCTGTCGGGCGCGGGGGTGCGGTCGGTGTCGGTGAGCGCGGCGGGGATTTTCACCGGCTCCGACGCCGAGACGCGGCTGCGCGCCCAGGCGCTCGCCGGGACGATCGACGATTTCCAGCTGAGTTTCGAGAGCGGCGAGCGGATGGAGGGGCGCTTCCTCGTCACGCGGCTCGACTATTCGGGCGATTATAACGGCGAGCGGCAATATGTGCTGAGCCTGGAGTCGAGCGGCCCGGTGGTGAGCCTGTGAGCGCGGGAGCCAATCCGCTGCGCGGCGAGGCGGAGCTGCGCATCGGCGAAAATATGCATGTGCTGCGGCCGAGCTTTGCGGCGCTGGTCGCCGCCGAGGAGGAGCTGGGGCCGCTGTTCGCGCTGGTCGAGCGCGCCGCCGGCGGCGGGCTCAGGCTCGGCGAGCTGGCGGCGCTGTTCTGGCATTGCCTGCGCGAGCGGCCCGCGGGGCTGACGCGCGAGGCGGTCGGCGAGGCGGTGGTCGCGCAGGGGCTGGCGGCGGTGACGCCGGCTTTGCGGATGCTGCTCGGGCAGATCGTGCGGGGGCGGTGAGGTGGCGGGCGATGAAGGAGCGGCCCACCCCGCTGCGACTAGCGGGCAAGCCCGCAAGTCTCGCTGCCCCTCCCGCGAGCGGGAGAGGGGAGTCGGGGCGGTCGCGCTGGGCTTGGCCGGTGTGATGGCGCGGGTGGCAGGGTGGCGGCCCGAGGAATTGTGGGCGGCGACGCCGGCCGATGTCGCGGCGGTGCTGGCGGCGTGGATGCCCGAGGCGGAGAGCGCCGGCGTCGATCGCGGCGCGCTGGCGGCGATGATGGAGCAATGTCCCGATGGATGAGGTCGATGAGATGGTCGTCGCGGTGCGCGCCGATACCGAGGCGTTCCGGCGCGACATTGCCGCGATGCGGAGCGAGTTGGCCGGGCCTTTGGTCTCGGCCGCCGACGATGCGGGGCGCGGGATCGAGCGGGCGCTGATGCGCGCGGTGCTGAGCGGCAAGCTGGGGTTCGAGGATCTGAAGCGCGCCGCGCTGGCGGCGATGAACGACATTGCGCGGTCGGCGATTTCGGGCGGGCTCGGCGCCATCTTTGGCGGCGGCGGGCTGGTGTCGGCGGGGCAGGGGGCGCTGCTCTCGCTGCTGGGGGTGCCGGGGCGCGCGACGGGCGGGCCGGTGAGCGCGGGGCGCGCCTATCGCGTCGGCGAAAACGGACCCGAGCTGTTCGTGCCCACCGCAAGCGGGCGGATCGAGGCAGCGGGCGGCGCGGGCGTGCGCAACATCGCGATCACGGTGAATGTGCAGGGCGGCGGGGCGGCCGAGCCGCAGCGGCTCGCGCAGACCGGCCGGCAGCTGGCGCGTGCGGTGCGGCGCGCGGTGGCGGCGGAGGAGTAGGGGGGCAGCGGCATGATAGAGAGGATGATTTTCGAACGCGGCGCCGTTTCTCCCCTCCCGCTTGCGGGAGGGGTCGGGGGTGGGCCAGCGACGGTGCCATGGCCCACCCCGCTGCGACTAACGGACAAGTCCGCAAGTCTCGCTGCCCCTCCCGCAAGCGGGAGGGGAGGACGTTCGTGATGGGCTGGGCGCTCGTCGCGGCCGAGCCGCATCATCGCAAGGGGTGGATCAAGCGCTTCGATGCGCGCTTCTGGACCGTCGATTTCGCGCGCCCGATGATGGCGAGCGTGGTGACGACGGCGCCGGCGGCGCTGCGCGTCGAGGCGGTGTTTTACAACCGGCAGGACCTCGCGGGGCTGATCTGGGAGGCCGAGGATCGCTGGGACCACCCGCTGCTCGCCTATGAGACGAAGCGCGATTTTCGCGGCACGCGGCTCAGCTTTCGCTGGCGGTCGGGCGGGGTGAAGCCGCTCGACGCGCTGCACGGGCCGACCTTGACGATCGAGGGACGCGATGCCGAAGGGAATGCGCGCGCCTGGTATGTGCGGCTGTGGAATTATGCGTCGGGCACCGCAGAGGACGCGGTCGTCAGCCTCGATTTCGACGCGCTCGATGGCGGCTTCCTGCTGCCCGGCGAGGCCGATCCGGTGTGGGCGGGCGATATCGACCGGATGTTCGTCTCGCTGGTGCCGCCCGATTATGACCTGACCGAAGCCGCACTCGCGGCGCCCGTCGAGGGCTGGGCCGAGATGAGCGCGATCACCTGCACCGGATCGGGATCGGTGCTTGCGATCGGCGATGCGATGCTGCCCGAACATGGGCTGGGGATCGCGAACGGCTATGACGACAGCTATCATCTGACGCCTGCGCGGGTGGTGCGGCAAATGGTCGCGCTCGGCTATCGCGGCGACGTCGTCCATTATGTCGGGATGAGCCATTATATGCGGCTGGAGGCGGCGGGCGGCGGCTTTGCGGTCAGCGCCGATGGCGGGGCGCTCAATGCGTCGACGGCGGCGTGGCACGCCGCCTTTGCCGCCGCGTGCCGCGATGCGGGGCTGGGGATCATCTGGTCGCTGTCCTATGAATTGTTCGACGCTTATTGCCCCGAGGCGTGGAAGCAGCGCGATGCAGCCGGGGCGCCGGCGCTGACCGGATGGGTGCCGCCGTCGACCCTGCTGTCGCCCGCGAACGGTGCGGCGATGGGATATTTGCAAGCGGTCGCGCGCGCCTTTGTCGGGATTGCCGCCGCGGCGGGGCTCGACGTCAAATTCCAGGTCGGCGAGCCGTGGTGGTGGGTCAATCCGGGCGGGCGGATCTGCGCCTATGATGCGGCGGCGACCGCCGCGCTGGGGAGCGCGAGCGTCGCGATTGCCGATGTGCGCGGGGCGCTCGATGCGGGGCAGGCGGCGATGCTCGACGCGCTCGGCGGGCTGCTCGCGGCATCGACCGCGGCGCTGGTCGATGCGGCGCGCGACGAAGCGGGGGCGGCCGGGCTGACGAGCCATTTGCTCGTCTTTCTGCCGACGGTGCTCGACCCCTATGCGCCCGAGCTGCGGCGCGCCAATGTGCCGGCCGGCTGGGCGGCGCCGGCGTTCGATGTGCTGCAGCTCGAGGATTATGACTGGGTGACGGCGGGGCGCGGGGCGGAGACCGCCGGCGCGCGCGACGCGATGATCCAGCGGCTCGGCTATCCGGCCGGGCAGCAGCATTATTTCGCAGGCTTCGTGCTCAATGGCGAGGATCGGGCGCTGTGGGCGCCGATCGCCGCCGCGGCCGAGGCGGCGCGGCGGGCGGGGGTGGCGCGCGCCTTCGTCTGGGCGCTGCCGCAGGTCGCGCGCGACGGCTTTGTGGCGTTCGATGGCGAGGAAGAGGAGGGCGAGGTGCAGGCTTATGATGCGGTGGATTTCCCGCTGGCGATCGGGCGCGAGGCGCTGGCGGTCACCGAATTTTCGACCCAGATCGTCAGCTCGCCGTCGGGGCACGAACAGCGCGCGAGCGAATGGGCTGAGGCGCGGATGCGCTATGACGCGGGGCCGGGAATCCGGTCCGAAGCCGATGTGCGGATGTTGATCGACTTTTTTCGCGCGCGGCGCGGGGCGGCGCGGGCGTTCCGTTTTCGCGATCCGTTCGACCAGAGTTCGGCGGCGGACGACGGACTGCCGACCGCGAGCGACCAGCGGCTCGGCTATGGCGACGGTAGCCGGCGGCAGTTCGCGCTCGTCAAACATTATGGCGATGGCGACGCGGTGCAGGAGCGTGCGATCCGCCTGCCGGTCGAGGGCAGCGTGCGCGTGTCGGTCGACGGGGTCGAGACGGCGGCGTTCGCGATGACCGCCGACGGCGAGGTGCTGTTCGATGCGGCGCCGGCCGCAGGGGCGGTGGTGCGCGCGGGGTTCCTGTTCGACGTGCCGGTGCGCTTTGCCGAGGACCGGCTCGAGGTGAGCCGCGCGACCTTCCTTGCGGGCGAGCTCGCGAGCGTGCCGCTGGTCGAGGTCCGTGCGCCATGGTGATGGGGGCCGCGCCCGACTGGCTGCGCGAAGAACTGGTGACGCTCGCCTGGTGCTGGCGGCTGTCGCGGCGCGACGGGGTGGTGATCGGGCTGACCTCGCACGACCGCGACCTGATTGTGGACGGGATCGCCTATCGCGCGGCGCCGGGGATGAAGCCCTCGGCACTCGAGACGAGCGATGCGCTCGACGTCGAGACGCTCGACCTCGAAGGTGCGATCGCGAGCGATGCGATCGCGGCGCGCGACCTCGACGCGGGGCGCTGGGACGGCGCCGCGCTGACCTTGTTCGTGACCGACTGGAGCGCGCCCGAAACGGCGCCGGTGACGGTCGCGCGCGGGGTGCTCGGCGCGGTCGAGCGGCGCGGGGCGGCGTTTACCGCCGAGTTGCAGGGGGTGACGCGCGCGCTCGACCGGCCGGTGTGCCCGGCGACCTCGCCGTCGTGCCGCGCGACGCTCGGCGACCGGGCGTGCCGGGTCGACCTGGCGCCGCGCACGCACTGGCGGCGCGTCGTCGCGGTCGACGGGCGCGCGGTGACGCTCGACGGCGCGGCGCCGGCGGGGACGATGGCGTTCGGCGAGCTTTTGTGGATCGAAGGGCCGGCGTGCGGGCTCGCGAGCCCGGTGATCGGCGAGGCGGGTGCGGTGCTGACGCTCGCCGAGATGCCGCCCTTCGATGTCGGCGCGCCGGTGCGGGTGCGGTTGACCGAAGGGTGCGACAGGCAGCTTGCGACGTGCCGCGACCGGTTCGGCAATGCAGCGAATTTTCGCGGCGAGGCGCATCTGCCGGGGAATGATTTGCTGACGCGCTATCCCGGTGGATGACGCCGGCGCGCGCGCCTTTGCCGCGGCGCGGACGATGGTCGGGGTGCGGTTCCGGCGGCAGGGGTGCGAGGCGGCGACGGGACTCGATTGCGTCGGGCTCGTGTGGGCGGCCTATGCCGCCGCCGGGCGGCGGCTCGTGCGGCCGGTGGGTTATCCGCTGCGCGGGTGGTCGCGGGCGCGGGTCGAGGCGGCGTTGGTCGCGGCGGGGTTCCATCCGATCGCGGATGCGCGGGTGGGGGACGCGGCCTTGTTCGCGCTGCCGGCGGGGCAATTTCATCTGGGGCTGATCGGTGAGCGGAGTTTCGTTCATGCCCATGCCGGGTTGCGGCGGGTGGTCGAGACGCCGCTCGGCGGGGCACCGGGCGCGATGGCGCGGTGGCGGCTTGGGGAAGGCCCACCCCGCTGCGACTAAGCGAGCAAGCTCGCAAGTCTCGCTGCCCATCCCGCAAGCGGGAGGGGTGCATGGGATAATCGGGAGCATTTTGATGGCGACTTTGGTGCTGACGGTGGTCGGCGGGATCGTGGGCGGGCCGGTCGGGGCGGCGCTGGGCGCGGCGATCGGGCGGCAGGCTGATGCGGCGATCTTTGCGCCGAAGGGGCGCGAGGGGCCGCGGCTCGCCGACCTGAAGGTGCAGGCATCGACCTATGGCCAACAGATCCCGCAGCTGTTCGGGACGATGCGCGTCGCCGGCAGCGTGATCTGGGCGACCGACCTGATCGAACGGCGGGCGAAGAGCGGCGGCGGCAAGGGGCGGCCGTCGGTGACCGAATATAGCTATGCGGTGTCGATGGCGGTCGCGCTGTCGTCGCGGCGGGTGCGCGCGATCCGGCGGATATGGGCCGACGGCAATCTGCTGCGCGGCGCGAGCGGGACGTTCAAGGAACGCTGCACCTTTCGCTGGTACGACGGGAGCGAGGATCAGGCGGTCGACCCGCTGATCGCCTCGGCGGTCGGCAGCGGGTCGGCGAGCGCGTTCCGCGGGACCGCTTATGCGCTATTCGAGGAGCTGGACCTTGCGAGCTTCGGCAATCGCATCCCCTCGCTGACTTTCGAGGTCGAGGCCGATGCGGGAGACATCGACGCGGGGCTGATCGGCGACACGCTGCTCGGCGAGGCGGGGCGGTGCGCCGGACAATGGCCGCTTTCGGGCTATGCGGCGTCGGGCGACCGCGCGCGCGACGCGCTCGCGCCGCTGTTCGAGGTCGATGCGGCACGGCTGGTGAGCCGAAGCGACGGGTGGCAGATCGCACCGGCATCGCTTGCGGGCGACATGGTGGCGCTCGCCGATTTTCGCGAGGCGCGCGGCGGCGAAGCGGCGAGCGACCGGGTCGAGCAGCGCCGCGCCCCGCTCTCGGCGCTTCCCGGCCTGATTCGCCTGCGCCATTATGAACCCGGACGCGACTATCAGCTGGGACAGCAAAGCCATGCGGTCGCGGGAGGCGGCGCGCGGGAGGAGCGGATCGACCTGCCCGCGGCGCTTCCCGCAGCGGCTGCGCGCGGCCTGGCGCGGCGGCTCGCAGCGGCCGCGGCCGACGGGCGCGAAACTTGCGTGTGGCAGGCCGACCTCGCCGCGATGGCGCTGCCGGTCGGCGGACGAATCGCGCTGGCCGACGCGAGCGTGTGGCGCCTCGCCCGGCGGACGGTGAAGGCCAGCGGCGTGACGATCGAGCTGCTGCGGCATCAGCCGCTCGCCGACGCCGGCGTTCCGGCCGACCCTGGGGTGCCCGTGAGCGCGCCCGACTGGCCCGACGCGACCGGCGTCGTGCGGCTGTTCGATCTGCCGTCGATCGGCGCTTCCGCCGCCACGGCCGCGCGGATCGCCGTCGCGGGTGCGGGAAGCAACGACGGCTGGCGCGGCGCCGACTGCTGGTTCGTGCCGGCGGCGGAGGCCGAGCCGGTCGCGCTCGGTTCGCTGCGGCCGGCGGCGGCGATGGGGGTGCTCGCGGCTGCGCTCGCGCCGGGGAGCCCCGATCTGGTCGACGAAGCCCATGTTGTCATCGTCGAACTCGATAATGCGTCGATGGCGTTCGAGTCGGTGAGCCATGCCCAGCTTTTGGGCGGCGCCAATCGCGCGATGATCGGCGGCGAACTGATCCAGTTCCAGCTCGCCGAGCCGCTGTCGCCGACGCTTTGGCGGCTCTCGCGCCTGCTTCGCGGCCGCGCGGGCACCGCTTGCGACAGCGAACATGCGGCCGGCGCGCCTTTCCTGAGCCTCGACGATGCCGGCGCTCTGATGCTGCCGGAGGATCTCGCGGGCTGGGCGGCGAGCGCCGCCGCGCGGGTGCAATGGGCCGAGCGCAACGATGTGGCGCTCACCGAGCTTGCCGTTCCGTCAGGCGGGCAGGCGGTGCGGCCGCTGTCGCCGGTCCATCCGCGCGTGTCGGGCGACGGCGAAGGCGGTCTGATCGTCGAGTGGACGCGCCGCAGCCGCCTCGACACGGGCTGGCGCGACGAGGTCGACCTGCCGCTGGGCGAGAGCCGCGAACGCTATCGCGTCGCGCTCGACCCCGCGGTCCCGGGGCTCGGTCCGTGGGAGACCGACCGGCCGCTGCTGCACCTCGATGCGGCGATGGCGGCGGGCCTTGCCGGCGGCGCCGCGATGGAAATCCGGCAAGTCGGCGACCTCGCCCTCTCCGACCCTCTCACCGTCGCGCTGGGCTAG